CGTCATGCTGGACCCTGTCAGCGTGACTGCGCAGGCTATTGCTGCCGCGACCTTCTATCGCGGCTTCGCGCTCCTGGAAGAGCACTGGGGCCGACTCGAAGACGACCCGCTCGCCCCGCCGCTGATGGAGCTGGACGGCAACACCCTCCTGACCGATTCCGAATGGGCGCTCATCAAGCCGCTGTTCCTGCTTTACGTGGAGCGCGAAACGGCGCTGATGCTTGAGGCCAGTCGCGGCCTCGGTGTCGATGTCTTCGGGCGCGCGACATCCGAGATTGCCGGCGACATCACCGCAATCGAGCAGGAAATGGCGCACCGGGCCTTTGTCTATCCCGCCTTTACCGTCTAAGCCCTCGCGGCCATGTTTAGCTACCACGACGGCACCCCGATCGACGGCGGCATTATCAAGCAGGCCGTGCTGCGCTCAGACATGGCGCCGATCCCCGAAACCCTTGAGATCGACATCCGCCTGGACGGCGAAAACCGCGAAAAGCTCAAGGAAGGAAAGGAAATTTACGTTGCCGGAATGCGGCCTTACCGCATTGTGCTGTCCGAGGTGTATCGCCGCGTCGCACAGCAAGGCATACGTTTGGTCGAGTGGGTGCAAGTTACAGCGGTGCTCAAGCCGCTCTACAACCTGACATTCGTTCGCGATCGCGCGCTGTACATGGAGAACACCACGCTCACGGACATTTACCGGGCGTGCGGCGCGGAGCTTGCCCAAGACATTCGCGGCGATATTGCCATCCCGGTTTTTCACACTGTTGCCGGATCAACCCCGACGTTCGAGATCGCCAAGCTCTTTCAGGAGCACGGCGGAATTTTGCGCTCCAATCAGGGCGCGCTTGAGTTTATTCGCTTGCCCGATCTATTCAATCAAACGCCAAAACTCTATGCGCCGGCCAACGCCACCAAAGAGGTGCAATCGGATTTCATTGAGAAACACGAGGCGCCCTGGTTCTTGAGTGTCGATGACGATGGTAATTTCGTCATGGGCAACAACACCAACCCGCGTCATGTGCGCTACATTCACCGCGCCGATGAGGAGCGGCTTCGCAACATGACGCGCGTGCTGATCAACTACCAGCAGCTCCGACTCGACGTGAATATGAGCCTGTGCGCGGGCGACCTAGGAGAGCTTAGCGACGGCACCAAGACACCCATTCTGACCGTGGCGCACGCCTACTCGACAGGCACCGATGGCCTTGAGGTCGCGCAATACACCAAAGTCTGGCTGAGTATTTTGATCGGCCAGGAGACCGGCGGCGGCGGCACAGTGGAGATTCCCAACGGCCAAGGCGACCCGAATGCTGGCGGCAGCGGCGGTAGCGGCGGCGGAGGCGGCGGCGGCGGGGCGCCGGGAGAGCTTGATCCTCAAGTTCTCAATCCGAGTATCAATGAAGGCGGCGAGCCGTGGCTTGCTTATGCCGACCCCTTCACGCTGGACTCCTCGCCACTGCTGTTTGGCGTGGAGCCGGATTATCCCATCGGGCATTTCGTGTTTGAGCAGTCTGATAAGCCGACGACGGCACTTCATGCGCGAAACCTCGGCATGCAATTCTCAGAAGCCACCGGTTGGAAGGTTCGCGGCATGATTGTTGTCCATAACCTCTTCGGCGACCCGAGTTACGCGATCAATACCCAGACAGGAGAGGTAATTGTGCCAATCGCCAGTCAAATCAATACATCCTATGTCGAAAAGCACGTCAATACCTACGATGTCAGTCAGCTACTTGATGAGCTTGGCATCTATAGCGGTTACGTTGACGAAATGTTTGGCACACCTGACAGTTAAACCATGTTCGACAGAAACAACAATTACGGCAACTATCGCGGGCGCTTTCCGGCTGTCGTGAAAAAATATGACGCTGAAAAACGCATGTGTCGCGTCGAAATCCCCGGCATTACTGGCGACTCATCGGATATTGAAAGCCTACCCTGGGCGGAAATCGAGTATCCGATTGGCGACAAATCACGCAAGATTCCGCCGACCGAGATCGACATCATTCCAGACGATCCCGTGTGGGTTGATTTCATCAATGCCGATCAGCGTTACCCGATCATCACCGGATGGCGTAATCCGCGTCGCGGAAACTCGGAAGACTGGCGGCGCTGGCGACACGACAATGTCGAGATCATCGCCCGTGACGCCATTCGCCTGGTGTGCGGCACAAGCTCGATTGAGATTTACCCGGACCACATTTGGATTGATGCTGTCAGAATAGACTTAAATACCGAGCACGCGCGCCCGTTCTTGGAGGTGATTGCAGGATGGGAGAAAACCATTGCCGATCTCAAGGCGCAGTACGGGTCTGACTAGAGGGTTTTGGTGTGCCAAAAGTCGCGCGCAAGGGAGACATGATATTCACTGGGCATGGATGCACCGCGTGCGCGCCAATCAGCACCGAAGAATGCGGCGGCTCGGAGACGGTTTATGCCAACGACATCGGCGTGTCGCATGACGGCGCCTGCATTGTCTGCCATACCGTGCCACTAATGGGTACTGATGATTGTGTGACGCATTGCCCGAAAGTCAACGAAGGTTCGCCCAATGTATTCGTCGAGAATATCCCACTTGCGCGAGTCTACGATTCTGCGGACGGCGGCTGGATTGTTCAGGGCTCCCCGAACGTCTACGCCAACGACCACATCGACCGAGGTCGCGGCGCATCGCCTTGCTGACGCGCGAATCGCGGAAAACTGCCCAAAGTCGCCCCGCGCGCCCGCGCCAAAATGGTCGCATCACCCAAACTTGGAGATGCTCCCATGTTTTACGTTCGCTCGCTCTACCTGATGGCGCTCGCCGCCCTAGTGCTGATGGCTATCACGCTAACGGCGCCGCTGTATGCGCAAGATCAGACCCAAGAAGCCGAAACAGCCGAACTGTTCACCGTACCCCTGTCTGCCTATGCCGAGGTTGCCGATCCTGGCGTCTGGGTGTCCGTCTCTGTTCCCGCGCGCGTTATCCCGGACCCGCCTTATGACGGCCCCACACTTGGCCCTGTTGGGCAATCCGCGCCCCCAGGAACGCCAATCGAAATCCGCCTGGTTATCGACCCGGCCGACTTCTGCGCCACGCAGCCCTGATGCGCATACCAGCATCGCCCTGTCTGCATTACAGCGCGCCTGCTCAGTGCGCGCTCAATCGTGCCTGTCCGCGCGATTGTCGCCATGGTTGCCGGGCCTACGCGCCAGACGACCATGCGGAAACACCCAAGATTCAGCGGTGGTACTCGCTCGCCGCGCCAAAGCTCAATGGGCATCGCCATGAACACCAACGTCTTCCCGTTTGACGACCTCGCCAAGCCCAAAACGCTTGAGAAGATCAAAAAAGCCTTTGCCAAGCACAAGGTAGAGCCCGTCACTGTCGAGGCCATACCGGGCACCAAGCGCACCAGTGGCGTGAGTTATCGCGCGGTCCAGCTCGGCTTTGGCGACTCGCAGACGATCCAGCTGCGCGTCAAGCAGACCGGCGACATCTTCCAGGTACTGCAAAACGGTCGCGCGCTACCCATCAAAAACCAGAACGACCATGGCAAGGCGGTGCTGGAAATCATCAACGCCCTGGACGCCAAGCGCGCGGCCTTCCAGAAAGCCCAGTCGCGGCGCAAGACCAAGCTCCCGCCGTCCGTCACCACCAGCGCGGCCAAGATGCTCGAAACCCTGACGCAGCGGCGCGACGACCTGATTGTCACGCGCGACGGCCTGCGCGAGACCCTGGCCGAACTCACCGCCCCGGCCGCCGCTTGATTGCCGCCTGATTTCAGAGGACACCCCGATGCGACACTATTTTTGGAACGACGCCGCCGAGCTTGGCCCGATGTCGCTGGACATGGCCCTGATGGACCTGCGCCGGGCTGATGGCGACAACGACCTGCTGATGGACGCCGTCACCCTGCCGGAGCTGACCGAGCAAGCCGAGCAAATGCTGGCGATGGACGGCATTGTCACCCCGTACCAGAAGTTAGAGCGTGTCGCGGGCATCATGCAGTCGGTCATGCAGCGCGCCTCGGGCGATGTCAAGCCAGTGTCGTTCACCCTGACAGACCCTTTTATCCAGCACGCCGCCCTGCAAGTGGTGGTGCATTTCGAGCTCAGCGACGGCCAAACCATCTCGGTGTTTTTCCACAACCCCGATACCACGCCGAAAAAGATCAAGAGCAGCGACGAGCTGGTGAGTTGGAAGTGGTTACTCAACAAGCGCGACGTGACAATCCTTGTCGCGCCCGAGCAGGGTGAAGAGCTAAACCCGCGTGAAGTGGCCCGGCGCATCATGAAAGCCGCCGCCAAGAACTCCAAGGCGTTTCAGCGCAACAACAAGGCCAAAGCCGAGCGCGCGGCGAAGATCGATGGCCTGAAGACTGAGATTGTCGAGCTGGAAACCGAAGTCTCAAGCCTGGAAAAGCAGATTGAAGTCGCGCGGATTGCGCGGGAGGACGGGCCGCTACCGATCCAAGGTCCGCTTCCGTGGGATGGCCAGACGCCCGAGGATGAGGAAAACGCGCGGTATTACAACACGCTGCTCAAGCTCACAGCGAAAGACCGGGCGCGCGCTCGGAAAGGCTTGCAATGGGAAGGGCAAGCACGCCTGGTGCGGACGCTGAATAGCGGCGCCGTGATCGAAGTCTCGCGCATTGGCGAGGATGGGCAAGCCGATAGCAGCGATCTACGGCTGAATGCGCACGATTATGTGATCGAGGTGATGGAGCTGCAAGACAACAAGGCGGTGGAGCCGGAGCCGGAGCCAGAGATCGCAGACAACCCCTACTGGCGCGCCATGACCAAGACCGATCGCGCGCGGGCGCTTGC